CCCAAACACTATTTCGTAAAACAAAATAATATTTGAGGAACAGAGATACATATAAAATTAATATAGTAATATTATATAATAAATAATAAAACAAGTCAACAGATCCTGAAAAAATATTTCAAAAAGTTTCGCGTGAAACAAAGTGTAGTATTAGTTAGTCAAATCATAATAATCAAACATATAACCATAAATTTTAATTACTGATAATTTTCTATTTGTATTTAAAACTGTCACAGTACCATTTGAAACATTGGTTTCTTTATGAAATGATGATTGATAATACATTGCAAGACCATCTCTAAATTGTACGCAAGTGCCACTTTCTTTAACTAAATTATTAAATTGTTTTTGAAGGTCTAAACCTATCCAATGTCTGTTACTATGTGATAAGTCTAAAATACCAGTAGATTTTAAAACTCCTTCATCATCAACAAAATCAATTTTTACTGCATTCAATTTTCTAATATCGAAAGTTAAAGGAATTTCAGTTGATGAAAATTCAGGCTCTCCAGCATAGATTAAAATTGGAGAATAATATGTTCCATAGTCAAAAATCTTATTATAATCTTTTCTAGGAGCAATTGAAATATCATTATTTTGATTCGTACCCCATTCTCTAACAATACCACGATTATAAATAGGAGTTGTAATATTAGTTCCATAATTGCAATATCTTGTAACTACTACTGAAGCTTCAAGAACATTTAATGCAACATTACAATAATCAAAAGAACAACTATCAAAATAAACTTGAGATTTTCTAAAATAAGTAGCATTTTTATTATTTTGAGTGTTAGTATTTGAAGTAATATTACAATTTGTAAATTCAATGCGTGAATTTAATGCATAAATTGCTTCATTGTGATTATCAGTATCTACTTTTACATCTCTAACACGAACATTTGCATTTATAAATCTTAAACCATTAATAACCGTATTTTGATTGCTTTCTCCTAAAATATTAATTGTATAAGGCCTTTGAGCAATAGCAGTATTTTTCAAATAAGAAGCAGAATCTTCAGTTCCATAATTTATACCATTAGCATAATAACCATTAGCAACATGAATAGTAGCATCTCCTTGAGGGGTAGAGCCTAAATTTCCAATTGCCTGAGATATTTCTTTAAAAGGGTGTTGTTCGCTTCCATCTTGAATAGCATCTGCAGTAACATTAATATCTACATAAAATTCAACAGGATTATTTGAAGTAGAAACTGATCCTGCTTTTCCTTGAACACAATACATTTTTTCTCCATTTGAAACAAATTCTAGATAATCTGTTTGTTTATGACAAGGATAAACATTAGTTCCAAGAGCTTCCAAAATTGAAGGATCTGCAGAGCAACCAAATTCATTTCTTTGAGCATGTAAAATTCCTGAAGTTTGAACTGCAAAATCTGGAGCAATATTTCTTATAAATTCTAAATCTGTAGTTTCATCAATACCATGATGAGATATTTTATAAAGGTCAATTTTAGATTTTACAAAATTTATTTTTCTAATTCTTTCAAGGCCTTGTTTGTGTAAATCTCCAGTATATAATGCTTTTGTTTTTTGATATTCAATTAAAGTAACTGTAGAGCAATTGTTTTGTTTTAAATTTTGAGGCATTCCATCAATATTATAATAATTATTAAGAATAGTAGTATCACAGTTAGTAAAAGTCAATTTTAATAATTCATCTATTTGTAAAACTTCATTTTCTGTAGGTACATGATAATTAAGATTATTAGTATTACAAAAATTAGTATAATAAGTAGGCTCATTATCCCAAAATTGAACAGGAGCAGGAAGAAAAATTTCAGTATTTGAATCTATATAATGACTATTTACTAAATTTTCAAAGTTACCTACATGATCAGCATGGTAGTGAGTTAGAATAAAATAATCAATATGAGCAACACTATAAAAATCTAAGAAAGCTTTTACATCTGTCCAAGCATCAGGACCATAACAATCTATCAAAATATTTTTATCTTTATATTTAATTAAGTTACAATCTCCTGAATAGCGATTAGCCCAGAATTTTGGAAAATAAAATTTTAAATCTATTTTTATAAATTGTTCAATAAGTTCTGCAAGTTCTCCTGATTCTGCCATATCATCTAATTTATTATTGATTTCTTCTTGAACATCAATATTCTCAAAATAGTTATCAACATAATTTTTTAATTCAACATATAGATTTTGTAATTCTTCAGTAGCATGAGCATTATTATTTACTGCAGGAATAACAGTATTTTCTAAGAAATCACAAAACCAAACTAATTGTTCTTCATAAGTCATTGAAAGTTTATAACTTGTTGGAATATAACCAATTGAGTAACAAAATTTTGGAAAAGGTTTTAAATTTTCTAAATTTATCATAAAAATCTCCTTTCTAATACAAGCCCATAAAAAGCTTGTTTAAATCATTTATAATTTCTAAATTAAAGTTTGTAGCAAGTTCTCTAAATTCTCTAACTAAATATTGATTAGTAACAATAACACCATTATCTCCCTTCATAGAGTGAGTATATTTTTCAATAGTTTTAGAAGAGCTTTCAGTATTTGTTTCATCTTGAATTTGTGAAGAAGTTTCAGATTGATTAGTAGTAGAAGCATAAATTCCAGAATCTAAGTTTTGTTTAGTAATTCTTTGCTGAGGTGTGTCATTATTAATATTAAATCCTTCAGCAGAATTTTGAGAATTAGAATTTGAAGAGCCTTCAGAAGAGCCTTCAATTTCTCTAGTATATTCTTCTGTATAATCAACACTTGATAGTGGATCATACTCTAAAAATTGTGTATAAATTTTAAGTAAATAAGATCCCATTATTTCATTCATAGTAAGTTTAGCATAATGTTTAAAAAGTGCAGGAGTTTCAAAACCAATTTCTCTCATAAAATAATGATCTACAATTTGTTTAGCTAGTTTTTCTTTACTCCAAACATTATATTTTTGAATTTGCTGAATTTGTTCAGGAGTTAAGAAATCAGCTAAATTATAAGAAGAAAACCAAGATTCTACTTCTTCTCTTCCATAATAATCAATAACTTTTCTAAGTTCCATTGTATAAGTAGCCATTATTCATCAACTCCTTCCATTTCATTTTCTAAATCTAAATTTTGTTTATAATCATTAACAATACTTTGAGCATTTTTAATAATATTATGAAGATCAGAACGAACTCTAACTGATATTTCTTTATCAGTTCCAGTAAAGCCGAATTTTTCATTGAATTGCTTACAAGCTTCAAGTCTTGGAGCTAAATAGCTTTGTAAATTTAAATTTATAAGTTCATTATTTGAATTTGCTTCATCTGTAATAAGTCTTTCTTTCTTATCTACCATTATATTATTAATTCCTAAAAAGGTCAATGCTTCATTCCATATTTCCTTTTTATAATCTATGATTTTATCTGCAATAAAAGGAGCATCTGTTTTAATTGCTTTTAAAGTATCTTGATTTATTTGTTTTTTATCTCCAAAGATAAAAGGTCTATTTCCATCATACTGAGAATAAAGATTTTCCATCATAAGTCTTTGAGTTTCATCAACTAAAAGAATAATAGGAGTTTTTTGTGCTTTAATATTTGTAAAAGCTGTTTGTTCTGCTTCATAAAGTCTATAAGCGAATAGTTCCATAGTTCCAGCAGTTGGAGTTCGTTCCCAGTTATTTTGAACTAAAATACATTCAGAATTTTCAAGATATTCTCTCATTTTATCAGATTTTCCTTTAAGGCCTGTGTATAATTTTCTATGAGTTTCATAATCAAAAGAATAGCAATGTAATTGATTAGGTAAGCCATAAAGATTGATATAACCATCTGAGCAACATTTTGTATTTATAAAACCATAGTTTTTATCTTTTAAAAGTGTTGCTTGGCCTTCGTAGTAAAGACATTTTTCAAGCCACATTGCATTCATTGATTTTGGTAAATTTACCCATTCAAAAACAGAAAGAGCAACTTTACGGAATCTATCTAAATAATCATAAAAAGTTAAATCATTCATTAAAAGAGAATCAATAAATTTATAATTATTTCTGAAGTTTTGAATTTTCTTACCCATATATTTTCTCCTTTCTATCTATTATTTTGAGAATAATCTAAAAATGTAGAAGAATTGTGCCACAAAGTAACACCATTATCAAAAATATTTTTTATCATTTGTAAATCATATTGAGGAATATTTCCTACTATATTAGCTCCAATAGTTTTAACATAATTCCAGTTAGGTCTATTATTAAGATTTGGAACTTTTCTTTCATTTGTTAAATAGCCGTACATATCAAAATATTTATCAATTTTTCTTGCAAATTGTGCTTTAATTGTATATCTTGTAAATACTCCATCATTTAATAAATCATAACCAAGAAGAGTTGCTGAAGTTCCAAGATGAGCAGTATTTGGAAGCATTTCTTGTTTTTCAATTTGAGCCATTTGATTTTTAATATAAAATTCGTGATTTTTGTCTAGTCTTGCTAAATCTAATGCATCATTTGCAGAATCTGCAAAAGCTCCTACTGCATCTAAAGATAAAGCATTATTTGCCATATTTGAAGCCATGTCTATTCCTTTTTTAGTTGCATCAATAGTATAGTTATATTTTTCTTGATCCATTTGTATTTTTAAAATATTTCCATTTTGAGCAAGCCAATTATTAAAGTAATCAGTAATCCATGAAATTTGAGGGTAACCATTCATAATAGAAATATCATTAACATTATTATTTGATTTTCCTCTATAATTTTGAGGTATAAAAGCAACTGTAGGATTTGGATTAACTTCGCTCATAGCTTTAAATGAAGGAGTATTATTTGCAAAATCTTCATATCTATATATTTTCTCTGAAGCATTTTGAGGATTAAATCCTAAGTAAATGAACGGATATGTTCTTAATTTCTGATTCCTTGGAGTATAGCCATCTAAAGTATTTGGTAAGCTATTTAAATTAATAGTTATAGGATTTGCTTTAAAATTATTAACAATCCATAAAAGCAATGAAGAATCTTCAATTAATTCTGAAATAGTAAGTCCATTATACCCTACAAAAGCAAGAGCTGGAACTGAAAAAACTGCAATAATTGAATCACCTTTTCCAATAGATTCACTATTAATTGTAGAAAGTAAACCTTGAATAGTATGAGAATTGCATAAGCAATAATAAATACCAGATGCCACTCCATTTATAATCATACCTTGACCTGCTGGAGTTTGCTGAGTTAAACCATCTTCTTTAGGATTACTTCCATAAGCTACAACATAAACAGGCTTTAAACCATCAACGGCGCTTGAAGCATTAATTTTAAATTCTCCAGTTTCAAAACCTTCAGGCTCTAAATTAGCTCCGAGGAATATCATCTGCAACGGAAAGCATTTCTCTTTCTACAAAAGATTGTTTAAAAGTGATATCAAATTGCCAAGTCTGATATACATCTGTTTGAATTGCTATTTCTGTCATTCCATCATTAATATATCTCATTCCTATTATAAAAGCATAGAAATATTTATCTCCATAATTTTCATTTTGGTACATACAATAATTATATTCTATAATTGAATCAATGTGAGCAGGGTAACGAATTATAGAATCTTTTCTTTGGTATGAAATATTATCTATTTCTAAATGTGGAAGGCCTAAAAAATATGAAGTTTGAGTATTTTTATTTGCAAAAGTCAACTGATTTTTATTATCAATAGTAAATGGTAATTTTAACAATCTTAAATTTGTATGAGGTTGTATTGCCATTTTTCCACCTTCTTTCTTAAAAAATAGAGGAAGAAGAAAGATTTTCTTCCTCCTCTTAGGAGTAAATAATATGAAATTCTAGCTTGCAGCTTCAACTGTTACAGTAACAGTAGCAGTATTTGTTCCATCTGTTGCAGTTATAACTGAAGTTCCTGAAGCAACACCAGTTACTTCTACATGTTTGTTATCTACTTTTGTTACTGTTGCTTTTGCAACTGTTCCAGAAGTAAATGTAACAGTAGGATTAGCTTGGAATGGAGTAGTTTCAATTTCTAAAACTATTTTTTCTCCAGCTACTACTGATGGAGCAGTTTCAGTAAATTTAATAGCAGTTGCAGGAACTGCAGGCTCAGCTAAAGCAAATACTACAGCATTACTAAATAATGAATAACTATACATTTTAACTACATTTAAATATAATTGCCATGTTCTGTTATTAGCATTATAAAATTCATCCATAGTCATTTCTTGTTCTTTTATTTTAAACCATGATTTATCTGCGATCATTCCTATGATATTAGATCCATCATAAACAAGTTCGCCTTCAGAATCATATTGATTGAAGTTATTTACATAGATAACATTTCCTAAAAGAACTTTTTTATCTATATTGAAGGCATTTGCAAGAGTATTAACATCAAGATAAGCTCCAATATCATTTCTAATTAATAAAACAATATTTTCTGGATCTGTCCATGTTAAAATATCTTTTCCATAACCTCCAACTTTTCTCCAAGCATTATAATCTGGAGTAGGTTCTTGCATGTTTAAATAAATTTCTCTAGCTTTTGTTAAAAATGTATTTGCATTTGCTTCAGAAGTTGTAGGATTTGAAATTACTTCACTTACTACTTGATTTGAAGCATAAGCACAAGCAACTAGACCTTTTGTCAAGTTGTATTGATCAATATAAGCTCCATTATACAAGCTCTGAGTTATTCCATTTACAAAATCCTCTAAAGAACTCCAAGACACAAAAGCATCTTTTAATTTTGGTCTTGTAATTGTTGCAGGGTATTGTAAATCTGAATTTAATTGATGATATTCTACTTTAACATCTGATTCATATTTTGCTAAAAGTCCAGCAAAATCATTTACATTAAATTGTCTGCCTTTTGCAGGATTAATATAAATTTCTTGACCAATAGCTCCAAGTGGAATATTATCTCCTTCTAGAACTCTTAATTTATTTCTGAATATTTTGTTTTCAATTTTTGTATATGCTATTCTTTTAACAAGTACATTTAAAAATTCATTCATTAAATCAGGATTTTCTAAAAGTGGACTTGCAAAACTTCCAATATCAGTTGTAGGAAGTATTTCTGGAACATATCTGTGATAAAGTGTATTGTTTTCTATTGAAGTTTCTCTTATGTTATTAAGAGCAGTTCTTAAACCATTTGAAATAGGCATAATAAAAATCTCCTTTCTTTTAAAATTTATTAATTATATAATATAATAAAAACAAATTTTTGTCAATAAAAAAGAAGGAAAATTTTTTCCTTCTATCTTTTAAAGTTTCCATTTTCATCAAAAACTTCTCTATAATCAAAAGCTGAAGCCTTAGGTTTTTTAGTTTCAGGCTCTCTTTCAGTAGGTTTTTTAGGCTCTTCTCCCATAGGTATTTGCTGAAGTAGATTCATATTTGTAGTCATTAAATCTTCTTTTTCTTTCTTTAATTTTTCTATTTCTTTATCTTTTGAAGTTAGGTCCTTATTCATTTGCATATTATCAGATATAATTGTTGCAAAATTATCAGCTATAACTGAAGCTTTTTCTTTTCCTATTTTTTCTTGCATTGAATCAGTAATTTTTTTAAAATCTTCACTTTTCATATTTTTTAACTTCCTTCCTATTTTATAAATCTTATTTTTTTATTATATGCCATGTACCATCTTTTAGCTTTTCCTTTATGAGATGGAGTAGGTCCGAGGTGGAATTGGAGGTGGAGCTGATCCATCATATTTTACAATAGTTCCTCTTTCATTTGGAATTCCTAAAGCAGTTGAAGGATTTAAAAATGTATCATAGTTCCAAGCCATAGTGCTAGAAAGTTCTAAGTGTAAATGAATTCCAGTTACATTTCCGAGTTGCACCCATAACTCCAACCTGAGTTCCAGTATTTACTCTATCTCCAACAGATAATGGAGAAGAATTTCTCATGTGACAATATCTCCAATAGTTTCCAGTATTATCATCTTTTATTTGTATTTGATTTCCTAAAGTTCCATCATAAGTAACACGAACAACTTCTCCATCACATACTGAAAATAGTGGTGGATTTGCAGGAGTAGATCCAGTAGGTGCAAAATCTGTACCAGTATGGAATCTTGCCCAGTTTGGCCCTGTTTCTCCATAAACTGCAGTAAGAATTGAATCAGAATGAACAGGACTATTTGGAATTGTAACTGTTGCCATTTTTTACCCTCCTTACTTCTCCATAATTTTTAGTATTTAGCCATCTTATAAATTCACATTTTTCTTTTTTACAAAAGAATTGCTTTGCGCATGCTTTACAATTATTTAACATAGACTTTATCTCCATATTTTGCACATATAAATCCTGAAGGTATTTCTAGCCATATTTGATTTTCTTTTTTAACAATTTTTAAACAAGTAACTTTAGTTCCTCTTTTTAAAACTGCACTTGAAATATTTAAAGCATGCTTTCTTCCATCTTTTGTAAGTTCTGAATATTTTTTAATTTTATATAAAGTTCCTGCTCCATATCTTACATTTAAATTAACTTGTAGAGTATAAGTAGTTCCAACTTTATAACTTTCTTTATTTTCAGTTTTTTCTTGTCTATCATATTTTGTTAAATTATTTGTTTCAATTATTTTCATTATAGAATCAATGTATTTTGGATCTGTTGCATAACCTCCATTTTTTATTTCAGTTATACATTCTTTAGGAGTATCTGCAACTAAAGCTTTTCTATACCTTGAACTTTTACAAATTAAATCAAAATAATCTGAAATAGATTCTCCAAAATTATTATAAGCTCTAAAACAATCATTTATAGTAACATAAGTTACTCCATCATAGCACTCTTTAGTTTTAGAATTATATACTTTTCCGTTTCCATGTTTTAGTTGCTTTTATTCCAAAGATTGCATTTGCTTTTATCATTAAACTTGATTTTCCGTACCCTGTTTCTAGACAGGCCTGAGCTATTACAACTGAACTAAAAAGGGGATTTCCTCTATATTCATTTTCTGCAATTACTAAAGAAGCTACATTTTCTATAAACTCTTTTTTATTCATTTTTTAATTCCTCCTTTTCTTTTATTTCTGAAGTAAATTCTTTCATTATATTTTCTAAATATGTTTGTAATTTTTTTGGAATTGGTAACTTACATAAAATCATATTTTTAAATATTGATAAAGTTTCAAAACATATAAATAATAAATTAAATAAGTTACTTATTCCAACATCTTTAAGATTTAACATACTTCTTAAATCTGCAGGAATAAATCCTATTAGATTAAGATCTACAATATAATCTATCATAGATAGAAAAAATATTGTAATTAACATTCCAGTTTTCCTAATTAAACCATCTATTCCAATACATGAATTTAATTCTTTTTCTCTTAAAGCTCTTAAAATTCCAAAAATAGTGTCTAATACAATTACTATTATAAGTATTTTAGTAGATTTACTATTTAATAATTCATTAAAAAATTGATACATAATAAAACCTTCTTTCGTTTTTTCTTTATTGTATCATTTTTATTTAAATTTTTCAATAATAGATTTTGTTTTTTCTTCCTTTATTGTAAAATCTGTTTCTACTAAAATAACTCCACCTTTAACATGTTTAAAAGTAAGTTTTCCTGAAGCTGTAAATCCTTCTTTAAATTCATTCCATTTAACTTGAGAATAACAATTTTTAGGAAGTCCAGCACATGTTATATTTATATTTCCATCTATTTCCTCTAAATAACATTTTTGTCTTACAAATTTTGCTTTTGTAAAGTGTCCTTCATGCTTCCAAGCTCCAAGCCTTACAGGATCAATATCACAAAAAAGTTTTAATTCTTCTATTGGAAGTAGGGTATGAATTGAATCAGTATCAGAATAACAATATAAATCTTTTCCATATTTTTTAAGCGAATAATCCTTAATAGCTTGACTTGTACGAATTGTTTTTTCTCTAGCATAAGCAGTAATAAATGCTCCAATAGGTAAATATATTCCTTCTTTTGTTTCTTTTTCTGATAAATGATAATGAATAATATCATCTTCTCCAAGTTCTGGAATTTTGCTTTGAACATCTAAGGAAGTTGCAAATTTTCCATATAAACTATTTAACATTAATTTTGCAAGTGTTCTTTGGCCTTTATTTCCTTCAATAGTTGCTTTGTTTTTTCTTCCAATCCATTTATCAATATATTTTGTAAATATTCCAGTTATTCCTTTAAATTTCCAACCACATAGATATTCTAAATCATATACTTCATAATGCTCAAAGAAAAGTTTTAAATCTACATTTGTTAAAGTTAAAACTACTATTTCATTTTCAGAACTTTCTAGATATTCATTAGCTCTAAAAAATGCTTTGTTGTTCTTAATTTGAATTGTAGGAATTTTATTTTTCTTTAACTTAAATGAGCAACTTATCATTTGAATATATAAACTATATACTTTATCTTCTTTATATTTTCCATTAAAATATATAGGCTCTCCAAAGGGTAAAAGTTTTTCATACATAACACTAGGGTAAAGTGAATTTACATCTAATACTTCTCCATTATATATATCTTTTTCTTTATAAATTGGATTTAAATAAGTAAATCCACCTTTGTAAGCTTTTCTTAGGTCCTTATCTACTTCATAATCTAAGCTAGGAAAATAATGATTGAATTTTGATTTTGTAAGAATGTTTTTAAAATCATTTAAAGCATTACTTCCTTCTGTCATTTTTGTTAAATCTTCAGAAAATATAGTATTTAAAGCTTTTGCTACTATTAAAACATCATTTGTAATATATTCTCTTTCTTCTTTTGTAAGCTCCCAGCCTTTTGGCCTAGGTTTTTTGTAATCTATTTTTAATTTACTAATTTCTAAATTAAATGATTTTGCAATTTGATCAACTGAAAATGGAATTATTTTTAAAGAATCTATAAAAGTTACTTTATGGACCTTCTTATTTTTCTTTTCAAAATATAATGTTATCTGATAAAATTGGCCCATATCTGAAATAAGTGTTGTAAATGTATTTGCTTTTATATCTTCTTTCTTTTCTGCATGAGTGAATCCATTTTTTAAAGCCCAGTATATTATAAATTCTCCATCAAATTTCAAATTGTGAAAATAAAATATAGAGTTTTTTTCATTTTTACAATACTCTATAAAATCATCAATATTATTTCCAATTTGCAAATTTTTTTCATTTCCTATCTCACAAGTTGCCCATGCCCACACCCATGTTTCATCTTCAAGCCAAACTGCAGTTTCAAAATCAGCAGTAAACTTTTTCACTCATATTTTTTCTCCTTTTCTTAAATTTCTATTCCTAAACTTTCTAGCATAAAGTCAAATTTATTTTGATCAGATACTCCAGCTATTCCTTCTCCTGATAAATCATACATATAAGTTATATCTGCTAAAAGTTCATTTTGCGAAAGATATTCATAAAATTTTTGAGGATTTTTTATAGATTCTAATTTTGCCATAAGTTTATCGTAATTATCAAAATTTGAATAACTTTCTTTTAACATTTTTAAATAATTTTCCTGATATGTAATTGCTTTTCTCATAGAATAATCTGAAGTTCCAACTCTTTGAATCCTTCTTTTTAAAGCTCTAAATTCATAACCTGATTTAGTTTCAATTTGTTTTAAATTCCTTAGTTGTGCTTCTATTTCTCTAACTCTAGTACTCCCCATTTGCGCCCTTGAAAATCCACTTTCCATAGGTTCATTCAAAGCTTTTAATTCTCTTTGAAGTCTTGTTTGTGCAATTCTACTTTGAATTCCAAGCTCTCTTCTCTCCCATTTTGTAATATCTTCTCCAGCTTGAGTTGTATAAAGTTCTTCTGCTCCTTCTCTTTGGAATCTTCTTAAACTATTTACAAGTCTATTTAATTCTTTTCTTGTAGTTATATTTTCTTTTGCTTCTTTATATTCTATAGTGTCTGGAAGATATAACTTATTTTCTTCTGCATTTAATTTATTTATTTTCTTATTAAACTCTGCAACTGCTTTTCCAAGTTTTACATAGTCTCCTTGTTTCCACCTTATTTTACTTGCCATTTGTTCACCTTCTTTACATAATATTTTTAAAAATCTAAAAGAGGATAATTGATTTTTTCTTATCAATTACCCTCCTTTCTATTATACTAATTCAAAACTTAAAGCTTTGTTTCCTGAATTTGGAATTTTCTTTTTTATTATTTTTATTTCAAAAGGCTCATTTCCTTTTTTAAGTCTTGATCTCATTTGTAATAATTTCATTAATTGTATTGTAAAAGTTTTAGATCCTGTTGCATAACTTTTATCATTATCATCTACTATAACACAACTCATTGTAATTTCAGTTTCTTTAATTATTTCTCCTGTTGTATCATCAACTATTGGCTCTTTCATAGGTTTTTCATATCTTTTAATTAAAACTTCTTTTACTCTTATAAGCTCTCCTTCACAATCATTCAATAATTCATCTACTTTATTTTCTAAATTGAAAATCTTTTTCTCATCTGTTATATTTGTTATAACTTCAGTTTTTGTAGAAGTGTTCCTTCCTAAATCTTCAAATCCCATAACTTGATAATTGTCTGCAGTTGTAACTGCTAATTCTTTGTTTTCATTTTCTTCCATAATATTTCCTTCTTTCTCCTATTTTTCGTATAGGTACGGCGTATTTTTTAAGCTTTATAGTTTAGCTCTAACTTATATAAATTATTAATTTATATCAATATATTTTTTGCAAATATTCTTTAATTTTTCTGGAATATCTAAAGAATCTATTTGCTTTTTAGCTTCTTCTGAAGAATTTGCATCTATTACAAATTTTGTTATTGTAGGCCTTTTCTTATTTCTTTTTTCTTTAATATAATCTATACCTTCTTCAATTAATTTTAAACTATACATTATAACTTCTTTACTGCATTTTTCTTCTAATAAACTTTTGTAAATCATTGCAAATTCTGCAATTAAATCATTACTCATTCCTTCTAATTCTACTTTACTTTTATCATATTATTACCTCTTTCTTAAATAATTTTAAAATTTCTGCATCTATTTTTTGCTTTATTGAATTTATATTTGTTTCACTACTAAAATTGACATCATAAGTATAATAAATTTTAAATGAATTATCTTTTATTTTTCCTATTATTCTATATTGCCTAAATTGTACCCATTCAACTTCAATAGGAAATGTATAAATTTCTTCTAGTTTCTCTTGTATATCATCTTCCATATTAGATCCTCCTTATATCTATTATTTCTATTCTTTGGCCTGAAAACATATTTGTAAATATTTGCTGAGCTTGAATCTGATCATCTGCTCTTATGCTGAATTTCTTTAAGATTCCATCTTGAGTATATGTTACTTCATACATTTACTATTCACCTCCTTCACATATTTTAAATAGTTATTATAGCAAGTTCTATGACATGTTTTATATTGCCTTCTAGAATAAGTTGCTACAAATTCATCTTTTTCTAGATTTACATATCTACTACAGAAAGTACACATACTTTCTAAATTTGTTAACCTTCTATTTATTTTTTGAATAATCATATCTTATTCCTATTTCCTTTAATTTATTTTTATAATTGTCATAAAGTTTTTCTCTTTCTTTTTGTAATTCATCATCTTTTTTATTATATTCATCTTTTATTTTTTCAAATTTTTCTTTACATTCTACACATAAATCAAATCTTCTAAAATAATCTCCAGCACTATCTCTAATCTCTTCATCTAATACTCTATTACAAGCATCACATATTAATATGTTCATATATCTACTCCTTTTCTAAAAGTGATTGCAATTCTTGAATTTTAGCTTTTATTCTTATCATTAAAAAATCATCTTTTATATTTCCTTTATATAAATATTCTTCTAATTCTTTTATTCTTGCTTTTATTTTGTCTTGCATATATTTTAAATCTACATATATTTTGCTATTATCTTTTATATTTACATTACTAACAAACATTTTTGCAGTATCTAATTTGTCAAAATGTCTATACATTGTTTTATATCCTGTTGGAGTGAATAATGTAAATCCTACTATAAAATCATATTCCATATTATTCCTCCTTATTCAAAATATCCTATTGTGCTGAAAAATGAGATTCCCTTTGTTTTTATAGTATAAATTATAATTCCTAATACAATTATATTCAATACTATTACTATATTTCTAAAAACTTTTTCTTTGTTTATTTTAAATTTTTTCATTTTGTTTTCCTCCTAATTTTTCTATATTTAATAAGCAATCTTTTAACCATCTAATATTATAACTATCATATTTTTCAATTATGAATGCTCCATGGCCATCTTCATGACTTATTGATAAATTATATTTTTTACATATATTATCAATTTCATTTAAAAAATTTATAACCTCTTCAGGAGTTTCTATTTCTTCACTTTCAATTATACTCCAACTTTTCATTTTACATTCTCCTTTCTTCTATTAATAATAATCTTAATACCTCAGAATTTGTAAGTGTCTTTCTTTTTGTCTTTTTCTCTAGTGTGCTTTCAGCTCTTACTTCTCTCATTCTCTTTTCTACTTGTTTATAATTTGTGTCATAAGTATTTGCTATCTCTTCATATATATTTCCTATTCTCCAATTTGGATTCTTTTTTGCTATATCTATTGCCATGATCCAATAATCAAATCCCTTTGAGCCTAAATTGAATTTATATTCTATAAGTTTTTCTTCCACTTTTTCCACCTCTCTTCCCTGTTTTTCTCCATTTTATACTATACTTTTTATTTTGTCAATACTTTTTTCAAAATTTTTTAAAAATTTTTTCACTTGATTTTTTCCTTCTTATATTATATAATATATAAAAGCGAAAAAGTAGGTTAAATTAATTGTGATAATTTCAGGAACACTAACTGCGAAGAGCAGTCCTGAAATATTTTGGGGTAGTGCCTTGCAATTAAACTTATTTTTTTGCAACTTTAGGAGGTGAGGTTGCTTTGCATTATTATGATTATCATAGGATTTTGTCCTATAATTGTCCAGTAAATCTTCTTTTTGGTGAAAGAGGTTGCGGAAAATCTTATGGTGCTAAAAAGTATGTTATAGAACAATACTTGAAAAAGCAATCTCAATTCCTGTACTTAAGAAGATATGATAATGAACTAAAAGAAATTTTTGAACTTACTCAAGGCCAAAAAGAATTTTTTGATGATATTAAAGATGAATTTAAGGACCATAATCTAAAAGCTATTTCTAGAAAATTTATGTGTGATGGAGAAGTCTTTGGCTTTGCTAAAAGAATGACCGAAGCTCAAGATCTAAAATCTTCAGTTTATCAGAATGTTAAAACAATTATTATTGATGAGTACCCTATTGAAGATACAAGACATAAACATTATTTAAAAAATGAAGGAATGATTATTTTAGGAATTATAGATTCTATTATCAGAAATAGATCTGATATTAAAATTTTTATTTTAGGAAATGCAGTAAATGACTTGGAATATTCTCCACTATTCTCTTTCTTTAATTTACATCTTCCTTATAATTCAGATATTAAACTTTTTAAAGATAATCTTATTCTTGTTCAATATATGAATAATGAAGAATTTAGAAAAGAAAGACAAAATACTTTAATTGGAAAATTGGCCAAAGGAACTCTTTATGAAAAATATGCAATGCAGAATCAGATTACTAATAAAAATAAAAACTTTATTCTTAAAAAATCTGGATCAGCTAAATTTTCTTTTGCTTTTATTTATAACAATCAATATTATGGTGTTTGGAATGATTGGCACGAACGGAAAAATTTTTGTGTCTAAAGATTATGATAAGTATAGTCCTTTTATTTTTTCAATCACTCTTCAGGATCATTCTCCAAATACTATGATGATTAACTCACTTAAAAAATATAATTTTTGGAAAACTTTTGTTGAAAATTTTAAGCTTGGAAATGTGTACTTTGAAAATCAGAAAATAAAACACTCTTGTTATGAAGTTTTAAAAATGTATCATAATAAATAAAGCCTAGTGCTAAGCACTAGACTAAAGAACTTGAAACTATACTCATTCTATCATTGTTTATTTTATTTGTCAATACTTTTGACATTTAAAAAGTGTGGCCACAGATTACCACACTTTCTTCAGAAAACAATAGTATAACTTTGAATAATTATACAGAATTATTATATTACTTTTTAATAATTTTGTCAATCCCACCATTACTACACTTTGTTTCACGCGAAACTTTTTGAAATATTTTTTCAGGATCTGTTGACTTGTTTTATTATTTATTATATAATATTACTATATTAATTTTATATGTATCTCTGTTCCTCAAATATTATTTTGTTTTACGAAATAGTGTTTGGG